AACCTGTGCCGTCCAACTTACAGCAGTGTGCTGACTGTTCTTTTTTCTTTCTGCAAACTGTGGAGAAAGTGTATTTGATGAGTCCATATCTCCAAACATAAAAAATTCTTTTGTGCCAGATTCGATATCCACTGCACAATTATATAATATATCATTAGGCCTTGTCTCATGCACCAGCACATTAAAATAGCTGTTAGGGTCTACAAGGGTGCCAAACCAACCCCTTTTATATAAAAAGTATGTGTTTGATTCTCTTACTGGATGAAAAGATCCAATATCTATATAGGTATTTTGATCAAATAGATCTTTGCCCATTAACCAAGATAGTCTTTTCATTACTCCGTTTAGTATAGAATCTTCTCCATATGAAGAATATGATTCAAACTTCTCGTATTCCATATACCCCTCACTTAAAATAGGGCGAGTCCATTTCTAGACCCGCCCTATTCAATTAACTAATTACTTAGTTTCCTTCTTCTTTGTAGCCTTAACAGACTTCAAAGCTTCCTCTACGGCAGATACCTTTGGCATACGGCCAAAAGCAGCGTCGTTAGGATTAATTGCTCTTGTTGCTACTGGTAGAAGAGCACCTACTAGTGCTGCCCACATATCTTTTGGATCTGTGATTCCAGCAACGTATAGAGTTGCAACTGCACCTGCAATTGAGCGCACATATGACGCAAGCATTGCCTTGTGTTTCTTATTTAGCTCCATTATTTCCTCCTAGGATATAACTTTAATTAGTATAGCATAACCAGCCCATAGCCCAATAATTCCTGCTACCCCTGCAAAAACTGGTGGTGCTGGAACTGGTAATTTGAATGCTGCGAACACTACGCCACATCCAAAACCTGTTACTACTGATAGTAATATGTCTTTCATCTTTCCCCCAATATGTGTTGTTGATAATGTTTCATGCAAAAATCAACATATCTTGTTTCTGTCATTGCTAACTTTTCACTTTTTTCTATGCATTGATCAACTTCACAAACAGCATAATCAAACTCTAGTACTTCCATATATGTCTTTACCCTAAAAAAACTCATTGGGATTCTTTCGGATCTGGATTGTCTATTGGTGTTGGTGCTGTAGCAAATGCTCCACATGAATGACACTGTATGTCTAAATGGTACATGCCTATAGTATAGGTTTCTGGATCAAAAGATACTAACGCTCTAAACAAACTGTCGCCACAGTTTGGGCAAATACATGTTGGGATGCCTCTAGCGTCTATCATCGATATCCTCTGGAAGAAGATTTTTTAACTCATATATTTCTTTTGATATCTTCTTGAGAGCTTTGTCATGTGGAGTAATCATACCTTCTACGGCAGCACCGTATTTGTTATAATATGTAATTGTTTTTTGTGTTTTTTCAATGTATTCAAAAGCCCAATCACGAGAGTCAGATAAAAACTTTATAAAGCTTTCTTTGTGTGTTTTATCAATGTCGGGTTGATCTTGATTTGATTCTGCTAGTGACTCCGCAGATGAAAGATAAAGCAGTATAGTTTCTGCTAAGTGCTGAGTTGTTATTCTTAGTTGCCTTGCAGTGTATAGATATGCTATAAAAAATGATAGGCCAAAAACTGAAATCAGTATTAATAATATATCCATCACGCACCTTTTCTCATATACAAGTATACTACATTAGTCAAAATCAATAGAGTAAAATTCTTTAAATTTGTGCCCACAAAAAACCTCATACTCCTTTAAAGATCTTATGTTGCCAGCACCATATGGTCCATCCTCTATTCCGCATAAAACCCTCATCTGTTTGTCTCTTGATATTTCTTCTATCTCAGTCCAAGAATTTCTTCTTATGTTGCTATCTTTCCATATCTTTTTATAGCCTTCTCTGCTATAAAAATGATACAAAATTGTTTTTGATGGGGAGTATATGTCCCAACCTCTAGTCCATGCTCTCATTGCAAAACATATTTCCTCACCAAAAAAAGATATTTCTTGATCATAAGGAACTTCTTTTACAATATCCCCTTTAGCAAAAATAAATCCACCCAGAACTGTGCTTGATTCCTCTGGATTAGAAAATGTTTTATCATCAAAATCTACCCTCAAAGCTGTCCATTCATTTCTTTTATTTAATAGAGGAATCTGCTTAGTTGGATATGGTTTTCTCTCTTTATCTTTTTTTGGATATGTTATTTCTTTATTTAATTCTATATGAAATGGTGGAGGGAAATAGGATAAAATAATTTTATTGTTTCCAGATATCTTTTCAGCCTTGCTTAATTCATCAATACATAATAGATCCCAGTCTTTTGCAAACACAGTATGAGAGTCTATTTGTAAAAAATAATCTTGATTAGAATATAGCCCCATTGCTTTTGATCTAGCATACCCTGCGCCTCTAGCTTCTTTTATGGTCATTGTTACTAAGTTTAAGTTTGGGATCCATGACATGTCTGGAATCTTTTCAATAAAATCTTGAACGACTAACCCAAAAAATAAATCTTGTGGATTGTGTGCGTTATCAATAGCTGACTTAACAGTTCTTATTAATTCTGGATCACGATAGCTTGCTATTGATATAAAAATTGTCACGATACATGGGTAGGCCAGTAATACTTACAAGGCTCTTTCCTTTCTGGACAACATGGAGTGTTGTATGCACTATTTACTGCATACTGATATTTCATGTAATACATAGGATCTTTATTGAAAAGACTAACTTTATGCGTTGTTGTAATACGCATTAAAGTATCATTATCATTCATCCATGACGGAAGAGATGTTCCCCATCTATCACCGTACATATCTTCTAAGATAGCAATATTTTCTGCATTTTTATCTGTTTTAATGCCTCTAAAATTTGCTTCAGCAATCATTGTTTTAGCATAGGTATGCAGGGCACGTTCATGCTTTTTCCACATCAACACTGCTGGATGATTGCGCCACCCACCTGTTGGAGATGCTCCAGATAATACTTTAAGAATTTGATATGACTCTAATATTTGTTTATTTAGTCTTTTTGAATCTAACTCTTTTGCAGTTTCTAGAATATTTGAATGTGGTAAAAATGTTTGCATTACTTCTCCATAGTTCTCAAGCATCTTGTACAAATGTTGTACGACTTACCAGTATACGGGCATGAACCAGCACTTGTCAAGACATGATTTTTTATTTTACAAACTACAGACATGAACAATATTTTTATCATTGCAGTGGCTCCCTAGTAACTAATACAATTGCTCCTTCCATTTCTAAGGCTTTTTTAACCTGAGAAACATATTGCACAGCCTCAATCTTTTGGTCATGAGACAGGTGGAGGAATGACCTCTCATCTAATTTTATCGTAATAAAGGTATCATTGTCAATAAGGTTAATGCCAAAATTTAAAGGAGCTTGAATATTATGAAAAGCTCTACGCATTGCGTCTGTGTACATGCTTACCCTTTATTTTTACCCTCAGAGTATTTAAATATCTGATCTAAAGACTTCCATTCAATATCATCTTCTAATCCAAGTGCAGATAAAAGTATTTGCCATGTCTCCACAACATATCCTTTTGCAATGTCTGATGGTTCTACTAAATCAGCATCAATTAAAAATGCAAGAGGTAGCCCAAGATCATTGTATTCTATAAAATCTTTAAGATCTTTATCTTGCTTGTAGTTTGACCAAAGCTCAGACAATATCGAACAGATAGTATCAAAATCTGTTAATTCGTCTCTGTTGTCAGAATCTTCCATATTTCTCCCCAGTCCTTCTTACTCTTATGAACATTAAACTCCTTAGAGATTTCTCCACCCTCTAAGTATATACCGCCCCAAACGCCCCACTCTTTGCCTGATACTCCTACCGCAAAACATTGTTTTGCAACAGGGCATCCCTTGCATACAGAGTCAACTATATGTCTTGATTCTACACCTTCTTCGTATTTATCAAAAAATGTATTTGTATCTATTCCAAGACATGCAGCATCATCTTTCCATAAATGCTGTTGCACTGTTACTCCCTGTACTTATTCGGAATATCCCAACCATTTTTTCCAACTGGGTAAATTCTTTGTAGATACCAAACGCCATCTACTCTGACACCACTTACTGATGTTCGTCCTGACTCAGATCTTTTACGATCAACAACATCCCATCCAATCCAAGATAAGTTGCTGTTGCGTGAAACAATCTTTTCCATTTTTTCTAATCTATTAATGATCATTCGTTTCTCCTAATACCTAAATATTCCTACTTCGATTTGCTTAGATTCTGCGACAGAAACTAATTTTGAAACAGCCTCTTTTGGCTTACTTAAAAATGCAAAATAATTTATATAATCTATATTTTCTATAACCCATGAAGGTGGCACCTTATAATGCTTAATCTTCATTCCCCTAGCTTTCATACCACGCTCTGATAGATTACAAAACTCAGACAACATTGAGTTAATCCTTGCTGGTCCAGCAGAGTATATATGTAGCTCTTTGTCGTCAATGCCTATGCTAGACATTGCAACACCTATGGCACGAAGAAAAACTTGATAGTCATCAAAATCTTTGCTTCCTTGAACAACTATATTCATTCTTTTTCTTCCTTTAGCTTATCTAATATGAACATCATCTTTTCAATATCTTGTTTTGACATACTCAATGTATCAATTTGGCGTGTAGTTTCTGGCATAACGCTTCCATCTTTAATGTCTGCTGTAAAAAAAGTATTATCTTTTACCCAGTAAGCATTTTGATCTATTACCATTACCTTTAGCATGTATTTATTGGAGTGGTTAATAGATTGAGTTATGTGCTCTTTATTTTTTAAATCTTTAGGGATAAACTGCTTTGTCTTATTATAGATAATGCTCTGACTTTTCATAACAGTTTTTACCCCCTTAGATCTAATTTTTGAATTACGTTTAATTATATATGAAGATAGGTAAAAAGTCAACACGGCAATAATGCAGTATTGTAAAATTTGAACTAAAATCATATTGCTCATCTATACTATTGTATCAAAGTAGAGTTAGCGTGTCAAGTAGTGTTTAGTTATCAAACACTGTTGATAGAGATGAAGATTTTGTATGATCATTACCAAAACCAGAAAATATTTCTTTGCTCATTTTCTTTTCTCTTTCAACAATTTTACGAGACCAGGAAAATCCTGCGTCTCCGCCCCATGCATCCCACATGATTCGTCCATTTGATGGATTAGACTGTATCTAAAGATAATCCACGACCTGCAACTATATCTGTTGCTCTTCCCCAGCCAACAGGAGTTCCAGCACCTTTTGCCTTGCCTTCTTCTTTCCACTTAAGAGCACGACGTGCTGCAGCTTTCATCCCTGAAGTAGGTGAATATGTTTCTGCCTTATGGATATCTGATGGTTGAACAATCTTACTTCTTGTCATCTTTTTTCTCCCCATATTTTCCAATAATAGATTTAATAGTTCCGTTTTTATTAAGACGAACAATCATTCCATCTTTTATTTGAACAGCATTAAAAGGGTGCTTAGTTTTATATTTTCCAGATGACATTACTTCGTAAATCCCTTAAAGTCTAGAAGTCCACCACTCCAAATACTTTTTTCTGTAGTCTTTTCTGACTTATATGTTCCACCACGACGCTTATATTCTTGAACTACCCAAGAATTTGCTACTGCAGATGGATATACATCAAACTTATCTTTTGCTTCACGAATAATCTGTGCATATAGACGAGCATTAGATGGTTCGCTTCCGCCACCTCTAGGCTTAATCATTTCATCATACTTTGGTTTTGCTGCCTTTTCATACATCATAGAATTATCCATTGATGTTTCCATGTCTGCTAATTCTGGCTCAGTTGGTAGTGGATCTATTGCAACCATTAAACTCATCATACATGCAGAATAAAGTCT